AGATAAGTAATTTCGATTTGATATTTGCTTTGCCCAAGGTGATTGTGTCATTTTTATTATTATTTATTTTCATAAAAAAAGAGGGCCCCGAAGGACCCTCCAGTGAATATGTAAAATTAATTTTACATTAAGTTGTCTACACGTACACGACGGTAGTAACGGTTTGCATTAGCAAGAAGACGACCAGAACCCTGAGTAGTACCCTCAGCGAATGGGTTAGCAACCATACCATAACGAGTCTTGAACCCGATTTTTGGTTGGAAGGTGTTCTCACCAACGGCACGAACCATTTGGAGAGGAACATAAGGACAATAGAAGAGACCAGCATCATAAGGTGAAGAACCCTTATAACCTACAACGTAATACTGGTTAGCAGATACGTTAGCAGAATATGGGTCAATGTATACACGATACTTGCCTTGAAGTACACCAGCGAAGGTGTTACCGGTGTCATCAACGTTAAGATTAGCGTTGAGTGCTGGGGTGTAATCAAGAACGCCTGCCATTGTGAGTGCCGAAGCAACATCAGCGGAGCAGAGGATCATATTACCCTTTCCTCTACGAGTTCTTTGTGCGATTGCGTTAGCATCACGCTCGATTTGGAAAAGAAGACCCTTGAACTTTTCAACTGACCAACGACCATTAGAATCAACATCAAGGTCAAAGATACCTGCGGTAGCAGTGTTGACAGTAGCACCTTGCTCAGCAATCTTGTAGATTGTACGAATAACTTCTCTGTTGATTTCCGCAAGGATTTCGGTTGAGAGAATGTTAGCAAGTTCTGCTTCTGCGTTTAGACCGTGGATTGCCTTGAGGTCTTGTGCGAGTTCTAATGAGTACTCAGCCTTGAGTGCTCTTGACTTCGCAGTAACAGTAACCTTCTCGATTGAGAAAGCCATTTCGTTGAACTGATCACCAGTACCAGCACCAAGGTTTTCTGCATCACCAGTCGCCATTGCCTGTCCAGTGGCATAGGTATTGGTTGCAGCAGTACCTACTGGATTGAGAAGACCTGGATTGCTTCCTGCTGGATTTGAAGTAGTACCGAAACCAGCAACACCATCAGTGAAACCACCAGTAAGATTGAATCCAGAATCTTGACCAGAGAATGAAGTATCTGCTTCGTTGAAGAGTGCTTCAGTCCCAGTTTGATTTGCGTAACGTGAACGCATTGCGAAAATGAGTCCAGTAGGACCATTCATTGGTTGTACGCCAGCGAGGTCATAAGCGACCAAGTTGGGCATAGAACGACGAATTAAGCTGATTAGAACTGGATCGAAACCTGCTACAGGTCCTGTTGCAACAGAACCAGTTCCTGTGTTTGAGAATCCACCAGTGCCTGCTGACATTGTTGGTGATTCGTAGAGGAATTGATTTTCCTCTCTTAAGAATTTTTCTTGGTTTTCTAACAGGACAGCGGTTACCATTTTGCGATGTGAGTCCTTGATCGAATCAAGACCCTCATAGTTAAGGAGTGGTGCCCACTTCTCCTGCAGACGTTCCCCATCGAACATTTGCATTTGTTTTACCTCTTTTTAAGAAATTGTTAGTTTGATTTATAATTTAAAAATCACTTTTTAGAAACTCGGCTCAGGGTCTGAAGATAAGAACCCATTACACCAGAAACTGGTTCGTTGTAATTTGCTTCTTCAGATAACATTTCCGAATAATCTCTTTGAGTACCAGTATTTCTTGGGAAGTACGACTCCCTTAGAGTTACTAGTTTCTCACGATAGTTTGCTTCACTTTCAAACTCAACACTTTCAGATAGGGAAGCGAGTTTATCTTTCTGAGAAGTCGCTAGACCTTCAGAAACATCACTTAAGATTACATCTGCAACCGACTCTGCTAGTCTTTGGTTTAGAGCAACATTTCTTTCGATTTGCTCGTTGAGTTTTGTCTCCATTTCATCAAGTTTATCTACCATACTCTCAAGTACATCATATCTATCTTCAGGGATTGTTACATAATGATCTTCAAAAAGACTCTTCATTCCTTGAAGGAATGATTCGGTCATTTCAGTCTTGAGTCCTTGCTCTACTACAAGAGCATTTTCTTGTAGCCATTCGTCGGATACGTACTCAAGATAAGAATCAACTCTTTCTACGAGTTGTTCTTTCATAGCATCAACTTCTTCGAGAAGTTGAGCTTCATAACGTGTTTCTAATGATTCGTAGATTTCAGAAATTTTAGAATTGATTGCTGATTCGAAAATAAGTTTTGCCTTTTCTCTGAATTCTTCAGAGAGTTCTTCACCAGCAAGAAGAGCATCAACATCTTCTTCGATGTTGATTGATTCTTCCATTTTCTTTTTCTTTTTCTTGCTTTTCTTTTCGTCTTCTTCTTCGTTATCTTCTTCTTCGTTATCTTCTTCTTCGTTATCTTCTTCTTCTTCGTCTTCCTCGTCGTCTTCCTCTTTAGCGGCTTCTAAAAGTTCTTCGTCTTCGTCTTCGAGTTCTTCTTTCATCTTCTGCATTGCTTCTGCAGATTTAGCACCCTTATTTACAACATCTCTAACTTGCTTGAGTGTTGAACCAGGAATATTAAGCTTTGAAGAATCATCATCTGGACGATAATTCTCTGGTGTTGGACCTCCAAGGTCTTCCCAATCACCAGTTTGACCAGGAGCAATACCTGTAGTCAACTTCTGCATTGGTTCTGCCGATTTTGCGTTTGCATTTACAGCAGAACGAGATTGTTTGGTGCCTGTTTCCATTTCTTGTAAGTTCTTACCACGGGACATTTGATCTCTCCGATTTACCTATGTTAAATCTATATTTATTTATAATTTAAAGATTTGAAAGAAATTCTTGAAACAAATTAACTTTATGTTCATCAAGAATTTTTTGATCTACAAGAGTGTTAATTCTCTTGTAAGTTTTTTCTGCTGCCTGTTCTCTCAAAATTCCACCATCCCATACCCATTCTTTTCCTTCCATAATACCTTGAACAAAGGCATCGGGAGCAGATGGGTCAGCAACAATGTCTGCAGCAGTAGCTAACATAAAATCTTCACCGACAACTTTACAACCTCCATTTGTTTGAATTAATGAACCAACACCACGAGAAGAAACCCCAAGTGTTACACCTTCACCAATTAATGATTGTGCAATCTTTCCCATTGGTGTAGAAAGAAGTTGTGCTCTTCCTCTAAAATTATTTCCTTCACGGACAAGTGAAGTAATCATATGAGAAACACGATCCAAATTAATAGATGGACCATCTGGATGTCCAAGTTCTCCAAGGGCACGGCCTTTTTGAATGAAACATTCATTATATCTTTTAACTTCACGTTCTAAAATGTGAACTGGATAACGTCTTTTGTTACGATTTTCTGTATCACCTTGAAGGTAAATTCCTTCAATAAACATTTTTTTAGAAGCACCTCTTCCTTCGGTGATAAACTTGACTTTTTGTACTTCTTCTGTGATGAGTTTCATTTTAGGTTACTGATGCGGTTTGGACTTCTGCAATACTTACAGTTGTTGCTGCGGGAGCAAAAACAGAAACTTTTACGCTTCTAGATATAGTTGCATTTGTGACTGCAATTCCAGTTACAGATGAACTATTCCAATTTAGTGTAATTGATGATGTATTTGTTGCAGTCACTTGGGTATGAGATGTATTTACTCCAGCAGGATAACCACCAGAGATTGTTACATAATCACCAACTATAAATGGATTTCCATTATTTTCACCAAATTCAACAACTGTTGTTGTTCCTGTAGTAATACCTAAAATTCTTTGTCTTGCAACTCTTTGTTTCAAAATATCAGAACTATTTGGAACAATCATAAAATCATTTGTAGTTGCTACTGGATTTTCAGAAATCTGAATATAAGCAGCAGTTGTCCCACAAGAAACACGAAGATATCCAGATTGAAGAGAAATTGCATTAGATGTTGTTGTTGTTGCAGCAGCAACACTAACAGCATTAACTGTTTGTACAATTCTAAAAGCCATTAGACTTCTTCCTCATCTTCCTCGTATTCGTCGTCACTATCTTCATCTTCGTAATTTTCTGTGCCTTCTTCTCCAAAAAGACTAGAAGCAACATAAGGTTTTGCTGCATCTACTCTTTCTGCACTTTTTGCAAAAAGAATATCTTTAATTCTATCTGCAATTTGTGAAGGAGATCCATCAGAAACAAT